CTGTTAAACTCTTTCCCCACAATTGTCCCCAGGCGTTTCCTAATCCACCAATCTTACCAAAAGCTTCTTTATAAATTTCGCCATTGGTTGTTTCAAAGAAATTCTTTCCTTTATCTGAACCAGCTTTTGAACCATTTTTCTCAGCCCAATAACGTTTCCAATTATCAGCAGCAGCTCTTACCATTTCATTCTCAGTGGCAATTCGACTACTTGCAGCTATCATATTTGCGGCAAACACATCGCTTTCATTGTTCAATCTCATAGAGAGAGAACCAAGTGTACGGAAACTATTTGCCCACTCTACATTGGCATTATATGCGTCTATTGTAGCGTTTCTTGCACTAATTGTGTAAACTGTCAATGCCGCTAATGCCGCTATGCCAGTGGTTACTAATCCTGCTTGAGTAAACAACAACCATTTACCTACGCTTCCTATAGTTGACCAAATACTTGCACCAGCAACTTTTGACAACACACCTGTTCCTGCGGCTCCAACACCAACCGTTCCAGCCACTTGTGCAGCGGCTCCAGCACCATTAATAAGCCCAATTTGCATGGCAGCATTCTTCCAAGATGCGAGCCTACCCATACCATACATACGAGACAACACATACATCTCTCGAAAAGCCTTAACACCAGAAATAATATTGGACGTGAAACTTGCTATTCCATACAACAATTGACCTTGCAGCAAACTACGAATCATCATAAATCCGCTCCAGATACTCTTGACTGCACTTGCTCCCAAACTAAGCCACATGTGCCACTTTATCCATGTTGCAATAAAATCCTTACTCCAATTTGGCAAAGCATTCCAAACACTCATAATAGCTTTGAACATACTAACCATAGAATCAATTGTCTTCAAGAACAAATCCATCATATCCTTCAACCCTTGCGCAAACTCTGGAGATTTCATCAACTCAATCATTCGCTTCAAGAAGTCTCGTATGGCATCCTGCATCTGCTCAAATCCTTGCATACCGCTCTCTGTAAATGCAGATGTCATTTGATACCAAAGTCCTTGGATGGTGTTCTTCTTCTCGTCTGCCAGATTCTCAGAAAGCCCAATAGACTTGTCTCTATTCAATTCCGTTACTTGCTTCACCTTGTCGGCATTTTGGATTAAAGCCAAGGCTCCTGGAGCTGCTGTAACACGGAACATGTTATTAATAAGTGACTGGAAGTCACCAGCAGACACAGACTTACGCTTTTCATTCAACTCTGACAAAATCGTGTTGAAATCACGCATATTACCATTTTCATCCTTCGTCTTGATACCAAGTGCCTTCCATGCAGCCTTACCTTTCTTGGTAGGATTCATCATGTTAAGTAACATCATACGCAAGGTTGTACCAGCATGAGAGCCTTGAATACCAGCATCACCCAATACACCAAGTGCTGCCGAAGCATTCTCAAACGACATTCCAGACTGGTGGGCTACTGTACCAGCATACTTGAATGACTCTGCCAAATCCCAAAGTGTAGTGTTTGTCTTGGTAAAGGTCATCGTCAAGACATCGGCTGCATTACTCATACGCTTTGCTGGTATCTCGTAACTGGTCATAATATTGGTAGTCATATCAGCAGTAGAACCCAAATCCGTATCACCAACCAAGGCAAGGTTAGCTATTGGCTTAATGGATTGCTGGATGTCATCTACAGTCATGCCAGCCATAGCCAAGAACTTACCAGCAGATGCCACTTGAGGTGCCGTGAACTTGGTCTCCACACCGACTTGTCTCATTACTTCGTTTGCCTTATCAAACTTGGTGTCAAAATTTGGAGATTTATCGTGCGTGCCAAGAATATTCTTGGTGGTCTGTGTAATATTATCGTATGCCGTAGCTTCCTTAAACACAGAGGTAACTCCAGACATCAAAGAACTCAATCCGTATGCTATACCCATACCCTTGACCATCTCACCAGCCACATTCGTTCCAGTAGTTGCATAAGTTGGGCCAAGGACTTGTCTTACTGAAGGAAACAAAGTTCTATTTACAGGCGTGCCAGCAGATGTTCTGCGCACTGTAGTCGAAGCTTTCTTACCACCTGTAGCGGCTCCACTTGCAGCAGTTGCAGCTCCAGCGGCTGCGGCACTTGCCCCAGCTGTAGCGGTAGATGCTTTTTGGCCGCTTTGACGTGGGCCAGATGCAGATATAGTAATATTACTCATCGCCTTGATTTGCTCTATCTTTGCGATAAGTTTATCAAGCGATTCCATAGCGGTCTTGGTACGAGCCTTCGGATTGATGTATCTCTTGTTGATGTTGTCTATACGACTTTGTGTCTCAGAGATTTTCTTCATAAGGTTCGTCAAGTCTGTCTGGGCAGCTTTCGTGTTTACCTTTTCTCCTGTAAATGTCGTTGAAGCTTTCTTGCCGTTCCCATAAACACCAGCCATAGGTGCTGACATAACCTTCTGTATCTTTCCTTGGCTGATAGCGTTTGAAGCAGTCTTAGCTCTCTCAAGCAAAGCAATAACACGCTCTAACTTTTGTTCAACAGCAGAAGTGTTAATGTCCATTTTGACGTGATTCTTGTTCAAGGAAGCAAAGGCTGAATTTACCTTTCCTATGCTCTTGGCTACTACATCAAATCTCTTTGTCAACGCCTCCATCTGTTGTGTAGCTTCCTGGAATTTTCTGATTGATTCCAATGCATGATCTGAGTTGACATTTATTTGATAATTAACTGTATAGTCCATGTTGTTATAATTTTCTAAGAATAGCTGACCAACACATACCGAGATTAAAAAAGCCCATTACCAAACATGATAATGGGCTTAAAAATAAAAAGTAACGCTTATTTACGCTAACATCCCTAAAGCATTCGTGGACTGAGTGATAATCATCTGCTCATGCAGCCACAGGGCATCCTCCGATACTTGTGCGAACTGCTCATCATCCAACTCATCCACATTGATTGCTGGAAAATAATGACGTATGTAAATCAGTCGTTGTCGAAAATACTGACTGTCCTTTACTTTCCAGCGGTCTATAAATTTACCAACTTGCTCTGGCGAAGCTCGATGATTCTGCCAAGCTGAGGCATCGTACCGTAAATAAACAATGAGTCATCCTTCACAAGCTCCTTGTCGCCATCAATGAAGCAGTCCTTGGCGAGCTGACGCATGGCACCAGCCTGGTCTTTCTGGGAGAGCGAGAGGTATGTACTGAAGGCTGTGAACTGAGGCTGCTTGAAGTATGCTACGTAGTATGGTTTCTCGCCAAACTCTTCATCACCAAGTACCAGGATTGGAAACACACGCTTCAACTTAGGGTCAGCGGCACGAAGTTCCTTTACCTTTTCAGCAATCTCTTTCTGGAGTTTCTCATCCTCCATGTAGTTTACATTCTCTTTTACGTCTGTCATAACTTAAATATAATTTTGTTTTTGTTTATGAATAGGGCAGTACTAAGTTGTTGAGTTTGAAAAAGGGAAAGAAATCTTGCGATTCTTTCCCTTCAAAACACATTATATTGAAGTTACAACCACGAACTTGTACCTTCACCTGTGATAATATCAAAAGGATTCAAGTCGTACTCCTTTGTGATATTGGTGTCATCTTGTTTGCTCTCGAAACCGTCCTCGTTGAATACACAACCCTTCAGTGTAACGGTCTCTGCTTGCCAGTCCTCGCCAGCGTATGCGTTTGTGAACGAGATGATGAGGTCAAACTCTCCCAAGTCCATCAACGACCCTGCCAACGCTCGAAGCTGACAAACGGTGTTGTAATCCATTGTGATGGATGCTGTACAAGTCTTATTACCAAACCCACGGTTCACAGGATCACCACCTCGACCATAGTTCACCTCCATCTTGCGCTTCTTGTTCCACTTGATTTCAGAAATACCCTGCATGATGGTTGAGTCTTCAGAAATGTCAAGGGCTGGGATGGAGACACGGATCATTGACCAGCTATAAGCTACGTTATTAATTGTTGCCATGTGTCAATTTATTTATTTGTGAGGGCAAGACCTTCTACCACATCAATGCGGTTTGCCTCGCCTACAGGAACGATAGAATACTTAATCGTCAGAGCATCAGTTTTAAGGATATTCTGAGTCTTGTCAATTGTAACTGAGTAACCACTGATTTCCTCATTGGTCTGCATGGTCTTCAAGACATCGCCAACAAGGTTCTGAAACATGGTAATCTGTGCGGTTGACAAATAACCTGTGCTTGGGTCAACCTTCAAAGGAGAGTGTACGTAAGGCAAGAGCACCTGGCGTACCAATCGTCTTGACTTGTTGATGGTTCGATTACGTGCAATTGTACGGTAGTCACCACTTGTACAGGTCTGGTTGCCACTGAAATAAACTCCGCTCTCGATGCCAGAATACTTGCAGAGGAACACATAACCCTTATCCACAAGTGCATCAACCTGGGTGCTGTTCAAGGAAGAATACTTCAAGGTACTTGTCAAATTACCACCAGAATCCAACGTTGAGTTACCAAACCCCATCTCAATGTCTGGGAAGTAACCAATAAGATTGAACTTGTTGACCCATGCGATAGACTCTTCCACAGAAGCTTCTGCAAGACAACCCAATGCCGCTCCGATTGTGCCAACTGGCGTAAGATTGGTCTTGTTGGCAACTTGCATCTTGGTTACGTCTGTGTCAAGACCTTGACCAAGCAACACAGTTACGTAACGCTCGCTACCCAAACAGGTTGGAATCTTGTTCAAGTCAATGAGCTTTGTGTTCTCAGACGTTCCTTCCACAGCTGTAGGGTTTGCACTGAGTACGATGGAAAGTGGAGCATTGTCACTGGCGAGTGCCTTGGCTTTGTTGTCCAAGTCCTTCACAAGATTCAAGGTGTAAGAATTTGCTTTCGGGTCTGTCTGCTTCCAAAGAGCTTGGTCTGTCCAGACTCCAAGCTGACTAATCATACCGTGTGCGGCACGCTGCATCTGTGTGACGGCATCCCAGTTGTCAGTACAGTCTGCGAACATGACGAACAAGCGACCAGTATCGCCCTGGATGTCGAAGAAGTGCTTGATATGGTAATAAGGAATACCATACAGCAAATCCTTGTTCTCATCGCCAGCATACTTCACGATGCCGAGTTCCGCAAGGTCATCCATAGAGTTGATTTCTATGACGTTACCCTGCAACTTGTCCTTGTGATTCAGACCACCGCCCTTTGTGTAAAAGGCTGCTTGCTTTGAAATATCAAAAAGCAAACCTGTGACTTTCTCAGTTGAGGTTGTTGAGCTGGTTCCGATATTACCATCGGTATCGCTCATAAAAACACCACCTAAAGGCATATTTCGATTATTTTATTTGTTGTAATATGGATTTTGGTAAAGAATAGCACCTTCTACAAGTGATAGTTGACTGTCCTTGGTATATACACCGCCTACGGCATCTACGTACAACTCATCGTATTGTGGAAATTTCTTCAAGACTGCATCCACTGCCTCAGAGACTTCTGGGGTCTTGGATTTTGTACTTCGCTTTCCAGTCTTGCCAGTTGACTTTTCTTCTTGTGAAGGCTGCTCATCAGTTACGTTTTGTGGGGTTGCTGGTGTCTCTACCGCATCGGCAAGATTTTCAGAGACTTCTGGGGTCTTGGTCTGTGCCTCTTCACCAACAACATTCTCTTCTACACCATCTACAGGTGTCTCTTCGTTCTTTCTTTTCATAACGTGTTTTTACGATAAAAGGGAATGGAGTTTGTTGCTCCACTCCCTTCCTACAATGTTCTATGAAGTATATGGTTACTCAGATGCCTTGTAAGCTGTCCAACAAGTGATTTCCTTCGGACGCACGATGTTGACATCCATCTTCATGCGCATCTGGAAGAAATACATCTCTGAGTTGTTCTGCAAGCGGTCAACCTTAACCACCTCTGAGTCGTTGGCATAGTCAACACCCATCCAAAGGTTTGAGTCCATGCCTGTTGAGAATACACCCAAGACGATAGTATGCTCTGGAACGCCTACAATAGGAACAATGCGCTTGCCCTTGAAGCGATACTCGTTAATCTTGGTGTTGTCGGCATACTTCACCTGCTTGTCTGTAAGATACTGATCGTACAAATCCCAAACATCCCAGCCTGTCACGAACACAAGATTTGCGTTCTTGCGAACTGTCTTCGGACACTTGCGCCACATAGCACGGAATGCAGACTCTACTTGCTCACCAGTGGTAAGCTCTGTATTGCCAGCCATAACCACCTGGCCACCAGCCTTATCCTCTTCTCTTGCATTGGTCTTGGTATTGTCAATGATACGCTTGATGGCACCATCGAAATACTTCATATCACCACCAGCATTGGCACCACCAATGTCTGTACAACCAGAAGGAACTGTAATCCCAGCTGCTGACTTACCGCCATTAGCTGAACACCAGATTGCCTCACCGATATACTCATTCTTCTTCTCAATCAAAAGGCGAAGCATAGTTGCCTGGAGCTTTGGATCAAGGTCACGGAACACAAGATTGCCGTTTGGCTGTGCGAACTTCCAGTATTTCTCGTAATCACGTGGATTAAACTCAAGATATACCATGAAGTCCTTTGGCTCAAGGTATCGCTCGTTAAATGTATATTGGTTCAAGCCTCCTTCTGTGCCAGCACCAGCACCTTGTGTGGTTGGTGTAGGAACGTTGTCCTGGATAATCTTGCCCAACTGAACGGAAGGAATCGCATACTTGTACTGGATGCCAGACTTGATGTGAATCAAACCTTCCTTGTAAGTGTCATTGCCTTGCGCTGTATAGGTGAGCAAGTCCTCAAGAACCTCACCAGAGTATGTGTTTTGCGCAAAATTTACTGAACTTGGCATATATTATTTCTTTTGTTTTTAGTCAAGTGAATTGAACTTAAAGTCTGAGTCAATGCGTGCCTCAATCTCTTTTTGCAGCTGTTTCTCTGCCTCAGTCAAGTTATCCTTGGCAGCGTCAATGTTAGCTGGATCATTTGCAATTTGTTCTGAAAGCTTCTCACGACCTGTAATGGAATCGAGGGTTGCCTTTACGGTCTCAAGGTTGGTGTGAGCCATCTGAACCCACTGTTCCTTTGACTCTGCGCTAATCTTGCCAGCATTGACAGCGGCATCGACCATCGCCTCAATTTCTGCATCCTTGGCTGCATTCTCTGCATCTTGGTATGCCTTCAAAGAATTTTTGACATTCGCCAACTCATTCTTTACGTTTTCGAGTTCTGAATCAACGCCAGCCTTCTCAATCTTCAACTTGTCGTAAGAAGACTGTACTGCTTCCAGCTGTGTCTTGGCATTCTGGAGGGCTGTGAGTTGATTTACAACATCAGCAACCTCTGAATCCTTCGACATTCCAAGCTGTGCGCAAACAGAACCGAAAGCAAATACATCTTGCTCTTTATTCATCTTCTGAGAATTTTGATTTTTGTTCTGATTTTGATTAGGAATAGAATCGTTATTTTCTTGTGGTTTGATGTCTCCAGCCTCAGCACTTACATCTGCCATCACTTTTTGGATGTCGGTGGCATCTGTTATGTCCTTCAACTGGTCTTTTACCTTACTGCAAATCTGCTTGGATGTCTTCAGCACATTCTCCGCTGGCAATATCCCAGCCTCCACAGCTTGCTTGGCATCGAAATAGGTGCCGTCACACCCTTCGTCTCCTTCCATAATGGATTGCACTTTCTCTTTCGACAATCCAAAACGCTTGCGATAGATGGTTTCTATCTGCTTTCTGAAGGCATCGACTGTTTGCTGGGTGTCTGTGTCCATGTCTTTGTTCTTGCCACTTCGCATGAATGGGTTGTGAATCATCAACACGGAATAGTCTCGCATAAACGACTTGCCTCCAGCTGCCCACAGCACGGAAGCCATCGAAGCGGCAATGCCGTCAATAACGGTCTCCACTGGTATCTTGCTGTTTAGCATGATGCTAAATGTACTCATGCCGTACAGCACGCTTCCACCTTCACTGTTGATACATACAATAATCTTAGAAGGCTTCACGTAGTCATGCAACCAAAGAAACTCTTCATTGAATTGGCGTGTGCTGCAATCATCTATTCTGCCATAGAAGCGCATAATGGCTGGTTCTGCCTCGTGCGCTTCTCCTACGACATATTTTAATTCTTCGCTATTCATATTCAAGTTTTTCCAAAGAATAGGTGTTTGATATTTTAGATAGTTGTGTTACCCTTCTGAATCACTATCCGTTTCATCAGTTTTACCGCCTCCAGATTCATCTGTATTACCTCCATTTTTGTCATCTGTATCTACATCTACTCGTGGCTCGAAATGTGCCACATCTTCAAAGGTTGGTTCATTGTGGTCTCCATGATGGTCTTGGTCATGTTCTGGTGCATCAGAGTGATTGGTGAATGGAGGCACAACGATGTATCGCTCCACCCAATTTCTATACTGAAAAGATGAGGAGGTTCTAAACCATATCTCATAATCTATCCAATATGGCTGCAATCC